TTGCTACAATTCACTGTGTTGGCGGGTCTTTTCCTTTAAAACAGTCTAGCCAATTGTCATACAAAAACGTGACTGCGAACATGGTTGTAGAAGAGATAGCAAACAAGCATGGGCTTGTTGCAATTGCTGACCCTCACCCAAGATTGTTTCCACAGATATCTCACCCTGGACTTACTGACTGGCAGATGTTAGTAAAACTTGCAAAACAAATTGGGTGGGGGCTGCGCACCGAAAACACTGAAGTATACTTTCAACCTTTACTAGAAGACTATAAAACATATAGAGCTCAAGCACCTAGGTTTTTTCAAAGACCAGTTGGCCACGGGTTTGGCGGTATATATAGTTTTAATCCTGTTGTTGGCGACTCTATAAATTATGACGGAGATGTTAAAGCAGCAGTTGCCGTTGCTGGCGTAGACAATACTACAAAATCAGCAGTGAAGTCTGCTAAACAAAAAAGACGTAAAGTTACTAGACGAAGCTCTCAAGATGAGTTCTTTGATAGATACAACACGGACGCTGTTGCTCCAAGCCTTGAGATAATGGAATATGAGGCTGAAGCGGCTGAACTTAGAAACGCATTTCCGTATAGAGCAACTGTAAAAGTAATTGGACAGACTAGATTAAGACCAGGCATGCCTGTATTTTTAGGCAACCTTGGAAAAGACTATTCTGGTTTTTGGACAGTATTAGGAACTGAACACCATTACGAAGAGACTCAAACAAAGGTATACACCTATACAACTACCCTTATGGTTGGTACAGATTCCCTTGGGGGAGCAGTTCGTTGGGAAGACGGACAAACTGTAGACGCTCCTGAAGCAGCTATAAAAAGAGTTGTTGTTCCAGGTAAACGCCAAACTAAAAAACGACCAAAAACAAAGTTAGTTAGAACTGGTATAAAGGTTGGGCCTCAAACAAAAGGTAGTTTTGGAAAAATTAACAATAGGCCTAAAATAGTTAGTGCTAAAAATAGTACAGCTGTTTGGAAGACTGGTTCTAAAAACCTTTCTAAATCAAAAGCGCCTACTACAGAAAAAAAGCGTTCACCAGCGGTAGCAGCTAGAGTGCAGAGAGCCACAGCGAGGACCAGATGAAAAATTATAACGAAAAGTTTTTTGGAATCTACGAAGGAATATGTTCAGACGTAGATGACCCAGACAAAGAAAACAGGATTAAGCTGCAAGTTCCACAGGTTCTTGGAGATGATATTACTGAGTGGGCTAGGCCCTGCCTGCCTGTTACATCTAACAGCAATCACCCAGACCATAAAAAACATTTAGCATCTGAGGTTGCAGCCTTGTTACAGGCCCATGCCAACCACTCAGAAACTATTGGCACTACCTCAAATGGTGTGCCTGGGGTTACTGGGGGCGGTTCACACAGCCACTCCATAACTATTAACCTAGCTCATACTAATAACCACACAGGTAAGACTCCAGATACAACCTACTACCTAGACCATCCGCACGAAACCGACCCTGATGAAGATAACAAACACAACGACGACCAGGAGATAACTACAGACCAACCTCACCACACGCCACATAGACTTGTCCCAAAAATTGGGCAAAAGGTATGGGTTATGTTTATAGGTGGGGACCCTAATTTTCCAGTATGGATGGGAGTTGAACTTTAATGGAAACACCAGCAGCAATATCTTTGCCGTTCTCTTTTAACTCTAACGGCTCTTTGACTGTTTCTACAGACCCAAAGAAAATTTGGCAGGACCGAGTAACAATTGCGGTTATGACCTACTTTGGAGAAAGGGTGATGCGCCCTAACTATGGAAGCGGTGCTAAAGGCGCTGTTTTTGAAAATGCGGACACTGCTACAGCCGTTGTTAATGAGGCTGTAAGCAAAGCTTTTTCTGTTTGGCTACCTCCACTTAAACTTACAAATATTAAATATAGGTATGAGGGCAACCAAATTGATACTTTTGAAATCTTTTATACTTACGGCGGCGGGAGTATATCGGAGAGTGTAACTATCAATACTGCTATCCTAAGCAGAGCCGCGGAACAGGTACTGGAGGTTAGATAATGGCAGAAGAAAACTATATCCCGCAGGTTGACTATACCTCTAGGGACTATGCAGCTTTAAGGGAAGACCTAATTGATTTAATTCCCTTCTACGCCCCACAGTGGACTAACAGAGACCCGTCTGACTTTGGCATGGCCATCCTAGAGCTTTTTGCTTATGTTGCTGATGGTTTACAGTTTTACATTGACCGCACTGCAAACGAGTCATTTATTGACACTGCCAGCCAACGTGAAAGCGTTCTGCAAATTGCTAAGCTTTTGGGTTACACCCCAACTAAAACAACACCGTCTACCGCTCTTCTTACGTTCCAAAACTCTACGGCAAGTATTATTACTGTTCCTGCAAAAACTAAGGTTGCAGCTAACGTGACAAATAATGGGATTGTTACTCAAGTAGTTTTTGAGACTGACTCTGCGGTAACTGTTCCAGCTAAAGCTGGAGGAAACAATGGTTCTGCTACAGTTATAGCAACACAAGGTGAGACCGTATACGATGAGGTTATTGGAACATCTGACGGCACTGCAAATCAAGAGTTTGAATTATCTGAAACTCCAGTTATTAATGGAAGTATAAATATAAGTGTAAACGGAGTTATCTATACTGAGGTCCCATATCTTGTTGACTACAGTGGATATGACCCAGTGTTCTCTACTTACACCAACTCTGAAAAAACTACTTTTATTAAATTTGGAGATAGTATTAGCGGAAGAATTCCATTAAACGGCGTACAGATGACTGCTACCTACAGAGTTGGAGGCGGTCTTGTAGGAAATATTCCTGCTAATACAATCAAGTTTATTAAAACAAATGCTGTGGCTGGACTAACAGTTAACAACCAAGACGTGGGACTTATATCTGGAGCTGCGGCTGGCGGAGCTGATGAGGAAGCCACAGACTCTATTAGAGTAAACGCTCCTAAATCTATTAGAGCTTTGAACCGCGCTGTGTCTCTTTCGGACTACGCCTCTCTTGTTATTCAAGTTGCTGGTGTAGCTAAAGCGATATCTGTGGCAGACGTATACAGCAACGTAAACGTGTACTTTGCTCCTTACGGAGATAGCGGATTACAAAGCGATGGAGTTACCTCATCACTTGTTTTTAATAATTTAAAAACTGAAATTGAAGAGTACCTAGTTGATAAAATTCCTGCTGGAACAACTGTAACTTTGCAGCCGCCTTCATATGTTCCAGTAACTGTTTTAGGAAGCATTATTGTTCTTCCTACCTACAGACAAGACCAAGTAAAAGCGGCGGTCGAGTCTGCTGTAAGAGAGTTGTTTGCTTTTGACAATGTTGTGTTTAATGATTACATAGGATACACAGATGTGTTGAAAACCATGGATTCAGTCGAAGGCGTTAGCCGTGCTAACTTACAAAAGCTAGTAAGAACAGCTAATGACCAGACATTTACCGTTAGCAACAAAGCGTATACAAGCACCACAGGAACTCTAACAACCTCTGTAAATCACAACATTACGGTTGGTCAAATCATAAACGTTTCTGGTGTAGACAGCACCTTTAATGGCGTATACAGAATCACAGGTAAAACTAATAATACGGTTACCTTTGAACTTATTACGGGAGGTACGCTGTCAACCACCGCTGCCGTTGGTTCAATAACTGTGTATGAAGTTAACGACATTGAATGCGGTAAGAGTGAGCTACCGCAACTATCAGCCCTAACAGTCGCTGCTTCTGGAGGTATTGTTATCTAATGGCACGCTATGGTCTTGATTACTATAGCTCTAAAGATTTTCCTTTAAGCTATTACGGTCCCGACTCTCCAATAAGTTTTGTTGCAGAAGATTTCACTGCTCAATCTGTAGGGTACGGAGAACTTAACCTAACCTGGATTACTCCTGTTGGAGCCTGGGCAAAACTTAAAATTGTTAAAAATAAATACGGCTACCCAATTAACGTAAACGATGGTCAAACTATCTTTGATACCACTAGAGGTAATGACCCTCAGTTTTATATAGACATTAATAAACCTACGGAACCTAAAGTATTTTACTATTCCCTTTTTGTATTTGAAACCACTCAGTTGTCTTGGGTTTTAGCTGGACGTACAACAGGACTATCTGTTTATAACTACGGAACAAAAACACGTTTATACGACTACATGCCAGACGTAATGAAGCTGGTGTCCCCTTACTCCGCTGGCTCAGGCACAGACAACAAAGACCTAAAAGACTTTTTATCTGTATTTGGATTTAAGTTTGACTATATAAAGTCTTTAGCTCAACTTTCTAAAGAAAAATACGACACTGAAAAAACTGTAGGGGTTCTTATTCCACCACTACTTAATCAGTTTGGTATTGCTTATGAGCCTGAAATTGGTTTTGAACGCTCACGCGTACTTCTTAGAGATGTGCTTTTGATTGAAAAAACCAAAGGTAGCCGCGACGGTTTAAAAAGCTACATAAAAGGATTTACAGGTTGGGGAGTTCCTCAGCCAGACGCCACTACCCCTAATCCTTCTACAGAAGGCATTACCGTCAGTCATAACATCATGCTTGACTACAACGACTCGTCTTTTGAAGAGGGTGTTGGTCACTGGACCTCTCCAAACTCTTCTGCTCTTCTTTCTCAAATAGCGAAAAAAGAAATAACGCAACTTTCCATTACAAGCAACATCGCTAGATTAAAAATAGGCTCACACGGCTATGGCGTTGGCCAAGAAATTTTTATTTTTAATTGTCCTTATCCTATTTTTAACAGCACAGTATTAACAAAAACTATTACGTCTGTGGACTCAGACTCGGTGTATTTTGCTTTAACTGCTGGGGATTTATCATTAAGAAGCGCTTACAACTTTTCTATTGAAGAGTTTCCTTACATAGTTCCTAAACCAGAACCTTGGGTGGAAAACACAACACCTGCTTTATTTCCAAATAAAAGAAAGGGAGTTTTAGCTATTAAAAATGCTAACGCAACTAACCCTTCTGAAATTTTTATATCTTGTGGGGACGCTAAACCTGTAACTTTAGGTATACCTGTAAAAACTGGGTTTCAATATACTTTTAGTGGTTACACTGCTTCTAGCGGAACTGGTCGTTCTGTTCAAGCTGCAATTAAATGGTATGACCGATTTGGTGCTCTAATGTCTACCACAACTGGAACTGGGGTTACTAACTCAACGGGTTCTTTTAGTGCTAGACCATTTGTAACTGATAGAGCACCAACACGTTTATTCTTAAATGCTATTACAAAACCTGGAAGCGGGTACGCAAACGGTTCATATACAAATGTCCCTCTAGTATACGTTTCTGGAAAGCAACCAACTATTACCCCATTAGCAAGTATCTTTGTTGATGGGGGCGCTGTTGCCTCTATATCTGTAACTAATGGTGGAGCGGGAGCAGACACTACAACTATATTTACTGTATCTAATACTAGCCTTGGTGGTACTGGTTCAGGGTTTGAAATTACTGTACAGCGTTGCCAAGAATGTTATTACGCCGTTCCTCAATTTGTTATTTCTTCTGTGGCTCCTGGAAATGATAACGAGTACCACTACTTTGATGCTTGCCAATTTGAACAAGACACCTCAGCAACCTCATATGATGATGCAAGAACAGTGCACCTAACTCTTAAAGCTAACCGAATCAATGAACTTCTTAATCCAAGATTTGAGTCTCCTACTACACCGTGGTCTACAACTAATGCAACAAGCACTGTGGTTAGCGGAAGTGCGGAGCCTAATATTGACTTCTATCAGATTACATCTAAAAAAGTAACAAGTGGAGTTGCAACCCTTAACACATCGGTGGTTCACACTTTTAAATCTGGAGATGTAGTAGTAATTGAGAACATGGGTTCACCATTTGATGGAACCAAAACTTTAAACTCCGCTGGAGATAATGTCTTATCTTTTGCGGTTACGGGCGGGGACGTCTCAGCAACATCTGCTACTGGGCAAATCTATAAGTCTGGTAATGCTCTAAGAGTAACTGCTTCAGGAACTACTCAAGTGTT